TGATTTTTGGCGACTATCGCGAAGCTAGCGGTGACATTGAAGCTAGCGGTGGCATCGTTGCTGAGCCGTTGCTGGTGTGGTCACAGGTCCTAAGCAAGGGCACGTTCCAGAACTTCAAAGGTCAGTACGTCATTTGTGAGCGTGGTCTCGACTTCTTCCCTGACAAACAGTCTTATCTGATGGGTGGTCAACCCATCGACGACATTTACGAGGTGAACTATGAGCTGTTTTTTAAATCGCAGATCAATAACAACATCCTGACTGCCGCCGACTCGCAGTATGGATTAGCAGCACCTGGCGATGATCAGATCTTTACTGTCTGGAACGCTGGCGAGAAAACGAAGGGTTTCTGCAGTGCCTACAGCCCGACTAACAAAAGCGTCTTTGGCGTCAGCGCTCCAATCCGCAATGGCGGTCGCTGGTCGTTGAACTGGCGTGTCATCAATCTGTTCCAAAATGAGTACGGCCGTGATGATGCAGGTCTCCGCCTTCAAAACCAACGGCGAAAAATTGCCGGGTCAGGAGGGGACAGTCGCGACGAAGGGATGCAAGGTAGCGGCCGGTGGTACTCACCACAGATGGGCCTTGAGGCGCTGTCGAGAGGTAACGACAGTAATTGGCAATTCCCTCCTAGTGACAACACGTGGGAACCGGACGTCAACCTCGGCGACTACGTCAGGTTCAGAATCACGCCTAGAAACTATGTATTCCCCGACGACCTAAACGCCGCAGTTTCGTACGGCGGCGACAACCCCGTTGATGAAAAAGGCGTCAATTACGACGACATCAACAGCGCACTTAACTCATTGCGTGCTGCGGCAGATGATGCAATGCAGCGCGGCGAAATCTTTTGCTGCAATCAAACCCTGCTGCAAGTTACAGATCGTTCTGGAACGTTTGAACCGGCACGGGAAAACACAGACAGATCCGATGGCCGGGTTTATGTGACATTGAAAGTCATTGGTTTTACCGGTCAAGACCATACGATTGGCATTGCGTCCCAAAACGTGTTCAGGCACTACGGCGTAATGCGTGAGACTGGCGGCGATGGCATAGATGGCCGCCGTGAAGCTAACTGGTATTCATTAGTCAAATTTGATATGGCACAAGCGGTCAACACCCGCGCCTGTCAAGTCACAGAAATTGGTATCAAAAGTCAGGTCTGGACACGCATCAATGGCCTCTGCAATTTCTCAGACGTTCCAGTTCCTAAAAACCTTAGAGAATACGATGAGGATAATATCAGTGTCAGTAACGGCAACATTAACAAATACACGTTTAGGACTTCATTCTTTAAGCTTGCTGTTCGCTCAGTTGATGATGATCGGTACGACAGCGACTATGTTGACGGGTTTTCTATTCTTGACGACGTTCTTTTTGCAGTTCGCGGAGAGACTCCAACAGATCAATTTAATTTCATCAGGATTATTCCTACTGGGCCCGAAGCCAAAAAGTTTGAATACAGAATTATTCCAATAACAGCGACGCAGGTTTACCGAAATCTGGACCATACACGTCGTGCTTTTGTTCTCGGAGTGCTTAACCCGCTGCAAACACAGACACTAACCGTGCCTAACAGTAGCGATAGATTCTCGGTGCAGTTCCATGCCGCTGAAGAGCGGTTAGGCGTTGGCGTGTACGGCTTTGACCGCATTCTTGACCTCGAAGAGCTGCACCAAGCCCCTGGCGGATTGCCTGGAGGCCAAGAGCAGCGCAAGGTGGTTGAGTACGACGACCCAGACCCTGACACCTTTAGAACTGCAAATTTTGACGGCAATAGCCGCGATCAGTTTGCTTTTGATCAAGCAGCGCTAGAGACGATTTTTGGCAGCCTGCAAGAGCAAGGTGATAGAAGAATCGAAGAACTGGATTATGGAACAGAGGCTCGCGATAGAAGAGATTGGAAAATTGGCGATAAGCGAATTCCAATGAGTCTTCGCGCTGTTGTTGCCAAAAATCGCGATGACAACGCTGAGGATAGATATGGTACAAAAAGGATCTGGAAGTTAACCCAAGCTGACTTTGATAACCCTGACGACAAAAAGAAAATTGGGGATCAAGGTGCGAAGATTGAGATTGAAAATTTTGATATTGACAGCGATTCTTGGTACTGGCGCAATCACTTAAGTGATTCAAACGATAGGGGCCAGTCTCGTGAATGCGACTTGCGCTTAAAAGCAACCAGAAGTTACCGCACAGAGACTTATACACTTACCGCTGCAGAGGCTGGTTTCCGAGAGTGGGATAACTACGCGCAAGTTAAAGAGATCTCGCCATACGATGAGGTTACGCGCAGTTCTGACCGTGGACCAGAGCACGAAATTATGTATGTCAATGAGTCTGACGGAGTGCAGACCGAGTTTTTAGACGACTTCACTTACAACAACATGTCGATGCTCGGCGTGAAGTTCAAATCAATGAACCAGACGCAGCAGCTGCAGTCGATGCAGATTTGGCTGAAGCAAGGAATCAGCGTCAAAAAACTGACCGGTACAGATGGAGCGTCTGATCTGCTTCCGGACATCGTTTATTTCCTGCTGACCGAACAAGGGCGGGGCATGCGCAATCAGATTCCTGAGGAGATGATTGATCGTTCTAGCTTTGAGACCACCAACCGGTTCTTGGAAGCCAACCGGCTCTTCTACAACGGCGCCATCACCGACCTTGTCAACGTCCGCAGTTACATCAACCAAGTTGCTCCGTTCTTTCTTTGTCACCTCAGTATTAGAGCGGGCAAGTTTTTTATGACCCCAGCCATTCCCACCGATAGCAGTGGCGTCACCTTGACAACGGCTGTTCCGGTCACGGGCTATTTCAATGACGGCAACATCGTTGCTGGATCGTTCAAGCTGAATTACTTGGACGCTTCCGAGCGGAAAGATTTCCGTTGCGTCGTTAAGTATCGAGATGCCATTAAAAATTCAATGCCGCAATACAAGACGATTCAAATGAAATACAAGGACCTAACGATCATCCCCGACCAACAGGAGTTTGACCTGACTGCCTTCTGCACAACGGCTCATCACGCCAAGATGGCTGCCCGATACCTGTTGTCTTCTCGTCGCCGCATTGACCACACAGTTGAATTCAGCACGTCGCCGTTTGGTATTGCTCTGGCCCCTGGCGATTACATAAAAGTCGACACAGTTGCTTCGCCGCTTGAAACTCGGGTCAGTGGCCGCATCAACGACCAGTTACAGGTCATTGGCGGAATCGACGACGGCACCTACACGGCGACCATTTATCGGCAGGCAGCCGACAGTGTTGTCACTGAAGAGATCGTGATTGCTGGCGGCCAGGTCACTGACGAAACTCTGCGCAACTCCCTCTTCGCAATTCCTCTGACTCAACGCCGCCTTGGTATTTACATGATTGAAGAGCTGACACTTGACGAGGAAGGGATGGTGCAAGTCAAGGCCAGCCACCATCCGGTCAATGATCAGGGAGTCTCTAAAATTGTTCTAGATCTAACGCTGGATGGAGACAATGACCGCTTCGAGTCCATCCTTTAATCCGAACTATCCGATATACGACGACTGGGATGCGTCAGTCGACGGGAACCCCTTTGATCTTTACGCACCTACGTCAAGACAGTGGACAACAGGCGCATTTCCTATCAAGTCATTTCAGGCTCAAAACGGCGCCGAAATACGCATTCTCTACGGCAACACATTGACCGGTAAGAAGATGACGCTGACGTATGCCAACGTCACAAATGATGTTGCTGAGCACTTCATCCGGCATTACGTCGCGATGCGCGGGTCTTTTACCCAGTTTGTTTTTGACGACACCAACCAAGACGGTGTTCGTGCTGGCTGGGACCTTGATCCCAACGACGACAGCGTGACAAAGCCAGGTGTCGGTGCAAGGTCTTGGGGGATGAAGTGGCGCTACGCCGAAGAGCCGCAAATCCAGGCTGTTTACCGCGGAGTCTCCACAATTACAATTAACTTAATTGCTGTTCCTAACCCGTCATGAGCTTTTACTCGGGCAGTGATGGGCAGCTTATTTATGCACCAGCGGATGCGGCTGCATCGTCTAACGGGACGTTGCAGGACAGCAATGGTTCAAGTGTTGAAAAAGTCCTAGCAAAAGTTCGCAACTGGTCGTTTAGCAGCTCGACGGCAACGCTAGACACCACTACTTTGGGGGATACTGACCGGACCTTCCGGCACGGCATCCGGTCAGCTTCAGGCAACGCGACACTTCTTTATTACACCACTACAACAGGTTCAAACGTTGCTGATTTGATCCAAAGACAGCTAGGCGATCCAAGCGACAGCGATGAAGAAGAACCAGAAAAATTTACTCTGAAATTTTTGATCGGGCGTGGTACGGCTAACCCGTATTATTTAATTGGCAGGTGCATGATCACCAGCTTGAATATCACGATGAATGTGGGTGAGATATGCAGCGCCAATGTCGCATTTGACATTGATGGTCCCCTTGTCAAGTTCCGGCTATGAGCGTTTTTCTTGGTCAGGACGGTCTAGTTCAAATCAAGCGGACAGCTGACGCATCAGGCTTCATTGCTCTGGTGAAGCCCAGCGATGTCAATACCACGCGGCATCGGTTTAGTTATGACTACGTCGGCGAGCTAGGCGGCGGTATTGGTCAAGAACTTATTGACCCAGATCAGACTGACACGCCGGATAACCGGGATGAAATGCAATATGTCCCGCTGATCACTGGTGATCGAGTCAGGTTTCAGCGTGTCGCAAAGGATTCAAACGGCAACTGGGTTAACAGCACAGCCGACCAGCAGTTGGTTGAGAAGCCCAACGGCAACTTTGATACCGACTTCAGTGCATACGTCAACGTTGATGGTCTGGGAGGCATTCGTCTTTACAAGACGTTTGAAGATGCAGTGAACTTTGTCCAGGACAATGCTTATGACCTACAAGCCCTTACGGAAGATCATTACTTCAAGGTAATGGCAGGCCAGCTGGATCAATTCAGAGGGCTAGCCAAGGTTCAAAACTACGAGTTCACCACTAGCCGCGAGTCAATAGACATCACGCAGCTTGGCGCTAACTTCAGACGCTTTTACAGCAACGGTCTGCTGGCCGGTCAAGGCTCGATGGAATGCTTGTGGCCGCTTGATAAATGCGGGTTAGCGCAGAGCAGTGGTGACTGTGATTCGGTCCGTTACTTGGCGGAACTGATTTTGCGATTAGAGGAAGGCGCTGTTTTCTCAGGTAACTTCATTATCAATTACAACGCCAACAACAGAAAAAACGAGAATCGCTTTCTTTATTACGAGTGCGATAAGTGTGTCATTACGTCTGTTGCTGTGACTGTTGACCCGTCAAGTGTTTTGCGAACGACCATCAACTTCGTGACCTCTGGGCCTTTTCAGCTGCGCTATAGCACTTTGCCCGCCTTCATCCTGTTGGAGAGCATCACAAAAGCGGACAACGTCCTCTTGCAGGAAGACGACGGCGAATTGGCGATTCTTGATGATGATCTGCTCGATTAAACTAAGTTCAGGTTGACTTCCTGAGCATGGCAAGCCTTCGTATATCCCAGCTTGCCAATCTGATTGGCACCGACGTATCGCCAGGCGACCTGCTGGCGATCGTCGACATGAGCGCCAGTGAGACCAAAAATATCGACGTAACTAACTTGGCCCAAGCCATCGGGCCGTTATTCCCAGACGGGAGTATCCCTGGGACCAAGGTCGATTACGAAATTCCGCCTGGGGAGATCGGGACGACAGAGCTTGCTGATAAGTCAGTTACAGCAATCAAGCTGGCCGATAGCAGTTCTGGCCTGTACGGCGCCCGCCCTGCTGCGGGTTCGCACATCGGTCAGATCTGCGTTGATAACGGCCTTGCTTACATGTGGGATGGCGCTGCATGGCAGACCGTTGATGGGGTCAACGCCATCATCGGTATTGCCTACAGCGACGGCCCGGTTGAGGTCAGCGTTGCGAGCATCGAAAACAGCGTCGCCCAAGTGCAAACGGCGTTTGTTGATTCAACGCAGGCCCGTCAATTTATTGCTGGTCCCACGACTGGCCCCGGAGCTGTCAGCTACCGCCAAATTGTTGGCGCTGACCTGCCTACAGCTGGCCCGTTAGAGCAAGGCGCTGTGCAGGTCGCTGGTGGCGGTCTGACGATGAACGGCACGTTGATCGAGATTGATAACACGATTGCTCCTAGCTCTGGCACGTTTTACCTGGTTGACTACGACGCCAACGGCCTGGTCGTCGATAGTCGCGCGATTCAGGCTGCTGATTTGCCTGTTGCGACTGAAACCAGCAATGGCGTTGTTCGGCCCGGGACCGGATTGGTTGTCAATCCCTCTGGTGTCCTAAATCACAGCAACACCACAGTCGCCGGGACGTTCACGAAGGTCACGATTGACCCTGAAGGCCACGTCAACATTGGCGGAAACATTGACGCATCAGATGTTCCTGAACTGCCTGCCGACAAAATTACTAACGGCACATTTGACCCTGCTTTAGTTGCGTCGAGGTCGATTGACGGCACAAAGCTGGCTGATTATTCGACTTGCTACATCCAGCCGAATCAGCCGCTTGATGGTGAATACCTTGGCCGGTTTTGGCTGAATCCTGAAACCTCGCAGCTTTACGCTTACGCAAGGGGAAGTGCTCAAGATTATTGGGTTCCAGTGGGGTTTGGGCGTTTGGCTCAGGAGAACCTCAGGTTTTGCGGCACCTTTGACGCTGACAGCAGCACCATCGCCTCGCTGACGGAATATGGCATTCAAGCGGGTCTGACCGTTGGCTCAATACCCGATGCGACTACAGAAATCACTGGCGTGTATCTGGTTTGCATCAAGGCCGGAAACAACGTTCCTAATGACAATCTGAACGGCAAATCAATTACTGAGGGTGACTGGATCCTGGCGGTCAACGATGCCTGGGAATTTGTCGATGTGGGCCAAGGCGGTGGAAGCGGCGGCGGTGCTTCTGTACTGAACGACCTGCTAGATGTTCAGATTGATTCCCTGCGCAGTCTTGGCGAAGCCGGTGCTTTGGCCAAAGCTGGTTACGCCTTGGCAGAAGGAGATCTTCTGACCTTTGACCAAGCGTCAGGCATGTGGAAGAACAAGCCACCTGCTGATGTCGTGGTCCCTGACAAGACAAGCGACCTGACCAACGATGGTGAGGACGGTGCCAATCCGTTTGTCACTCAGGCTGACATTGACGCCAGCATCGTTGCGGCAGACATTCCTGAAAAGCTTGCTGACCTTAGTGATGTCACGCCAAACAACCCTCCAGGCACCGGCAATGTTCTGACCTGGAATGGTTCAGCCTGGATTGATTTAGCTGCCCCACCTGCAGACATCAGCAATAGCAGCATTAAGCAACTGAATGATGTTGCTGATGCAATGGTTCCCGTTGACGGTGACGTGTTGACGTGGAATGGCAGCGAGTGGACTAGCGAACCACCGGCCGACACAATGCCGGAGCCTGATGCAGATGGCGTTTATCTGCGAAAGGCTGAGGGTGACACCTACACCTGGGAAGACGCGGAACCGTTGTTCATTCCGATGAATGACTGGAGCGGTATCCCAACAAGAACGACGGTAAGAGCTACACCACCTCCGCCGCCTCCGACTCCGACTCCGACTCCGACGCCTGATTCTGATTTTGTTGATCCCGGTTTTGGTGTTGATCCAATCTTTAGCGGTGGGTTCACATCTGGAGAAATTAGCTCGGCTGGCACCGTCGATATTGTGGACCTGGAGGACATTGACGAATGACACTGAGCGATTCTGACCGGCTGTTAGTTAATGACGGCAGCGAAACCAACACCATCACCTTTGCTCAATTCAAGGACGGATCTGTGCTTAACCCAACTGACCTCTTTCTCGTAAACGACGGCATCAAGACTGAAACGATTAGCTGGGAAAAAATCGAAGAGGAGTTAGGCCCGAAAGGCGAGGTAGTGACACCTACGGTGATAAAACCAAAGGATGGAGCCGGGAGCGGTGAAGAACGTTATGCGTTGACGGACAAGATCACAAAGGTCGAAGGCGGTGGTGTTATCACCTGCGAAACTGAGTTGATTGAGAGTGTTGCTCAGACATTAACTTTTCCAAAATCAACTGCTAGATCATCCAACGACAACAACACCACCAATCCCACTTGGCAAAATAATATAGACAAGGTCTGGGATGGGGATACAAGCACTTATTCTGAATTAGTCCCTAGACAAAACCA